TCTGATTCTGATACTTCAAAAGTTAAATTAAATATTTTTGGATTTTGATGTTCTGCTAATCCAAATAAAATTCTGTGTTCAAACCCATCAGCGAAACGAACAACTCTTGTCTTTGGAGAAGAACTTTTTTGTTGTCCATATCTAGGAGAAATAGAAGGAAAGGTAGCCATTATGCAAGTAAACCTCCAGGTCTTTTCTGTTGTACTATTTCAGATTGTACTGCTGCTGATATCGCAAGTCCAAGTTCTCTACCTCTTTGTTCATCACCCTCAACAGAAGAGCCAGAAGCATCTACGTTTACAACTACATTTGTAGAACCACCCATGCCACCTAACTGATGATTTGGCACTATTGTTCCTGCTCTATCTGGTACAAATAGCTCTGGCCCACGTTCTCCTACTATTGAAGCTCTTCCTACTGGTGGCCTACCTCCATCAGCAAAAAAACCACCGATTCCTGGAATTGCTCTAAGTAAAGAAGTTGCTCCAAAATCTATTAGTTGCCTTCTAATAGATCCAAAGACACTATTTGCAACTTCACCTAAACTCATTGTTCCTGTTATAGCTCCATCTATAGCATCTACTAAACCTGACTGAATTGTATTTGCTATTCCTTGATAAAGATTACTAACTCTTTGAAGCTCTTCTTGTAAACGTAGAGCGTTCTCAAATTGTTTTCTTTCTTCCATATTGATTTCTTTATCAAATTCAAGAGCTTTTCTATCAAAATCTCGAAGTTTTTCTTGTATTTCAGCTTCTCTATTACCCATAGATAAAGATTCAGTTAAAAACAAATTTTTCTTTTCTACAGATCGAGTAATTTCATCATATTGAGCAGCCCTTAATTTTTCTATTTCTAAATTTTTACCACTTTTAGCTAACTCTTTCTTTCTTGCATCTATAAGGTTTTGTACCTTTCTTCTTCGATCTGATGCTTTTTTAACGGCTGATCTTCCTTTTCCACTAGCATCACCAATTCCTGCTAATTCTGCTTCTAGTCGTTGTAGTTCTGGATCTGTTTCTGAACCACCTATACGAGCAAGTCTTTCTGTCTCTTTTTTCCCTGACCCTGTGACTGTTCCTGCTGCTTCGGCTAATGCTTTAAAGAATGGAGCTAAAGCAACTTGCATTTTTGTCATAGCTAATTTAAAGCTATTACCAAGAGAACGTGTTGCTTCTGAAAATTCTTTTAAATTTTCTACTCCTTTCTCCCCTATGGCTTGGTTCATTCTTTCTGTTACTAAAGCCAATGCAACCATTTTACCTTGAGATTTTTCTATGAGTTTTATTCTTTCTGCTTCTGCTGTTCCATTTAATCCTAATGAGACTGTAGCTTGTTCTATATTTGGATTTAATTCATTAAAAGCACTGGCTAAAGTGTTTACACTTGCGAATAATTGTTGCATCTGTTGAAGAACACCAGTGGCAACAAGACCTCCTGCAAAACCTCCCATCTGTCCACCAAACTTTGCACCAAGTCCACCACCTAGTCCACCAGCTATTGCACCTGGTATTCCTTGTCCAAATAAAAGTGGAAATGCACCACTGATTAATGCACTTGATAAAACTCCTCCACCTCCCCCTGTTGTTTTTGCACGTCGTTTACCACCAAAACCTCCTATTCTATTTGCCAAATCTCTATTTTTTCTTCTCATTTCATTATTTTTAGCTATAGCATTAGTTTCTTTATCAGTTGCTCTTACTTGTTTTTCTGTAGCTGCTATAGCTGCTTTGTGTTCTTTAGTTCCAATTTTTAAATTATTTGAATATTCTTGTAAAGCTTCTGCTGCTGCTATTTGTTGATTCGTTGTCTTACCAAACGCTCCTTTTGACTTATTTACTTGTTTTACAAGATCCTCCATATCTTTTGTATATTTTTTTAATTCTTGTCTTGCTTTTTTCCCTCCAGCACCCCCTGTATTACGAGGATTCATTATATCTATAGCACGAACTTTATCTACACTTGCTGATAACTGATTTACTTTTTGTTTTAATCTATCAACACCAGATTGCCCTTTAACTCTTAAATTAATATTTACACCATATTCTCCTGCCATTTGATTCGACCTAAAAGCAAAACTTTATTTTAGTGTACCGCTTTTATCGTTTTCTTGCTCGTGATTTATCCTTTGCATTTTGTATTGCTTTATCTTCATATTCTTTTTTAAGTTCGTAATATGCAATCCAATTTATT